TAATGCATTATACAATGTAATGAATGTTTTACCTGTACCTGCAGCACCATAAGCAACAATATGCTTATGTTTATAGGATTCAAATAATTTTTTTTGATTATCTGTGAGTGGTTCAACATCAATCAGATAGTCTGCATTAACAGGTTTCTTTCTTTTAAATTGTTTTGCTGTCAAACCAACCCCAATCGGTTGATCAGAGGTTCTCTTTTTTCTTGGCATTATAGTTTTTGTACTAGACGAGGATCTTTACTATTACCGTGACTTCTTGCTGCCTTTGCTAAAACTTCATTCCAGCCGGGTGCTTTCTTTCTTAACTTATCTTTCCACTCTCCTACCTCTCCAACACCGGGCATCGTTGATGGGTCAGAATAATCTCTTGTCCAATCAGGATTATCTTCTCTCCATTTATCCCAATCATGGACACTCATAGAGACTTCTTTTGTCTCTCCTGTTTCTTTGTGTACTACTGGATAGGTCGCCATAATTTAATTCTTGATATAGTTATTTAGACCCACTGAAGGGCTTGTGATACGATAGGAAACTGTTCAATAAAAACAGATCGACATGCTTCAGCAATGTCCATATGTTCTTTTTGTGTTCCATGTGCAGATCTCAGATCAATATAATGTATCCAAGAGCGACAAGAACCTGTCATATAGATTCTTGTAGGTGTACACAATGGTAGAACCATTCTAGCACATTCTTTCGCCACTCCTTCCTCAATCATTTGATTATACAATGCTTGAGCAGAGCTGAATAAAGTAATCATCTGTGCCTCTAGTTTCTGTTGTATAAATGGATCTAAATCATCTATACTATTTTGACGATTCTTTTTATCTTGCCTTCTTAATTCTGGTAATTGAATATTTCCTAATTCATTACTTTGTGCATATCTTTGAGAGAACTCTTGAAATGTAAAAGAGCGATGTCTCAATATTTGTGCTGCAATTGCTCTAGTAGTTTCAATTTCAAGGGTCATTGATGACTGCTCAAAAACAGACCAATGATTGTGTTGTATACAATATCGAAGAAGTCCTGCAAATTTTTCATTTCCCTGATTATTTGGATTTGAGACTCTAGCGATATAAGCCATGGTCTTCTCCGCATCAGGAGAAACACTTACTAGTTTTACGGTCATGAACCAAAACCTCTCTTGAGTTTAGTATTTAGATTATTCATTTCTTCCTTCACGACACGAAGTTGTTTTTTCATCTCGATTATTTGCTCTTCAGTGTAGAGATATTCTTGAGCAATAAACATTTCTAATAATTTTACAAGTTTTTTAGTTCTTGAATTAGTCCGCATACCCATCGTCGTCATCATCGTCTTGGTAGTACGCACCGACATCGGTGCCTGATGTATATGCCTTAGTGTCAGAGTATATTTCAGTTTTTATAGAATCAACAAGAATTTCTAAATCGTGTAAAAGTGATTTAAGTTTTTGCTTTCTCATGACTCTTTACTTATTATTTAGTAAGAGGGAGGTTGGATTCCTGTATACCAACAAGTAACGGGCATTACTACAGTAGTAAATACGTTACAGCCTGAGACCCGATTGGTTGATCGGTTCTACCCTTGCGAGCAGCAGCACCACCTGTGTCTCATCACCTTAACCAGCGGTTGCCAGTAAGTTTATTCAGTCACTCCCATGTTGCGTCCAACAAATATAGTATAGCATAAAAAAAGAGGTTGTCAACCCTCTTCTTCCTTTTTCTTTTTAGCACCAATATTGTACTTAGTTTCTAATATCCAATCACCTTTATCTTTATAAGATAACACTTTGATTTGATTTAAAGGTGCAATGTCTTGTATACGGACTACATCGACCACACCAACCAATCCCCAATCAGCAAGAAGCTGAGCAATACGGTTGCGACGCTGAACATCATTAGAAGTAAGGTTAGCGTGTTTTCCATCAAGAGCAAAAAGTTCTTTAAAGTGGACAAGATAATACCTTCCTTGTTTATGAAGTATGTGACAACTTTGATATATTTTCTTTTCTTTTCTTGACGCTACACCAATTCTTGTGAGAGTTTCTCTTACCTTCAGGAAATCATCTGGTTCATTCAATGTTACTTCAACCATTTGGTCAGGAGACCATGCCACTTCAGGTTCTTTAACAACACTCATTTCGCTCCTCCAGTATCAAATTTAGATTTTATAAAGTTGAGTTGTTTTTTTGTCAGAATCTTCAAAGATTGTATTGCTTTTTCGTTACTATATCCATAATAACGTTTTACATAATCAATGTCTTTGATCATATCCTTACGAAGCCAAGGAGAGAATCTCTTCTTAGTTCTGAGGGTATTTATATAAAAGTCGTATTGCATCTTCTTTGGTAAGAAATTATACTTATTCATTTCATTTGCAAACATCACTGCATCAAGATGTCCAGAGAAACAGCGATTGATTATATAAGGAGGATAATCCTTTTCTATAGAAGGATCTTCATCTATTAAATTTTTCTTTGTTTGGTTGATTGAGTTCAACCAGTCTTTCAGTTCCATCTTCATTATCAAAATAATTTTCACAAGAGCAGACAAGATTACGATCTCCATAAACATTGTCGATTCGTGATATCGCTGGCCAAAACTTATTAGTTTGATTGGCAGGATATGCTGCTTCATCACGACTATAATTATACACCCATTTGTCTGAACTTACAACCTTTGCTGTATGAGGTGCGTTTTTCAAGATATCTTTATTCTTGTCAATCTCTCTACGGATACTCACCATTGCTGCACCAAATCTTTCAAGTTCTTCTAATGATTCACTTTCAGTTGGTTCAACCATAACTGTACCTGTAACTGGCCAAGATAATGTCGGTGCGTGAAAACCATAATCCATCAATCTCTTTGCCACATCTTCAGCACTAATACCATCAAAATATCGAACATCAAATATACATTCGTGTGCCACTCTTCCATTGTTACCTTTGTATAATACTTTGAAGAATGGTTCGATACGATGTACTAACCAGTTTGCTGTAAGTAAAGATATTTCACTTGCCTTTCTTAATCCATCAGCACCCATCATTCTTATATACATCCAACTGATTGGAAGTATAGATGCACTACCTTGAATTGCTGCTGATACACGATGATTCATAAAAGGAACAAGATGTTCTGCAACACCAATCGGACCAACACCAGGACCGCCACCACCGTGAGGAATACAGAATGTTTTGTGTAAGTTCATATGGCATACATCAACACCATATTCACAAGGTTTTGCTAATCCAACTTGAGCATTTAAATTTGCACCATCAAGATATACCTGCCCACCATTATCGTGGACAATTTTACAGATGTCTTTAATAGTTGGTTCAAATACACCGTGAGTTGATGGATATGTAATCATAATACAAGACAACTCAAGATAATTCATAAGTGCTTGCTTTTCTAAATCTTTTAAATCTATATTACCTTCTTCATCACACTTAACAGGAACAATTTTCATACCTGCCATTACAGCACTAGCAGGATTAGTTCCGTGTGCACTTGTAGGTATTAAACATACATTTCTTTTTGTATCACCATTACTTCGATGATATTCTTGTATTGCAAGTAGACCTGCATATTCTCCCTGTGAACCTGCATTTGGTTGTAATGATACTTCAGCAAATCCAGTAATATCACATAACCATTCTTGCAAATCAAACATAATTCTTTGATATCCAAGTGTTTGATGGTCAGGTGCAAATGGATGCATATTTGCAAACTCATTCCAACTCACTGGCATCAACTCTGATGCTGCATTGAGTTTCATTGTACAACTGCCAAGTGGCATCATACCATTTACAAGTGAAAAATCTTTAGATACTAACTCATTAATGTATCTCATCATATCAGTTTCACTGTGATAAAGATTAAAAACATCTTGTCTTAACCAAGGTTTGGTTCTTTCTGGTATGTTTTTCCACTTATATCTACCTACAGATTCAACAATATGATCGATAGTATCGTATTTGTTAACCAAATCTTGTTGTGAATTTAACAATTCTTTGATTTCATCAAGAGTTGTAAGTTCATCCAAAGTGATGATAGTATTATAAAAGAACCTAACCAAGACCATAAATACCAGTTTCTGTCTGTAAAAAATCTAAACATTATTTAT